AGAGTCTTTGTTGGGTTAGTGAAGTTACAAGCCTCACAAGTAAACTCTTTTAACCAACATAAGAAAGACCTCCTAATATTATTATTAAACTTTAAATAATTTAAACGATCTTTACCAGTGCTTTTATATGGGTTGATACCTGTCTTACCCATCATCATTTGAAAATCTTTTTCCATAAATACTATTAAAGCTTTGGTTGTCTTAATGGGTTTCAGCCCAAGTCTCTCCAATTTTCGCAGTTGCGGAAAGTGGGCAAGCAAATTCAAAGAATTCCCCGGCAGTTCGGATCGCTCCTTCAGCTTCAGTGGCAACGTCATTTGCATATTTATCATCTACCTCGATTTGGAATTCATCATGGACATTAGCTACAAACTCATAGTCTTGACCTGCTTTCAAGCCTCTGAACTTGAGCTTCTCATCAAGTATAACTAAAGCTTTCTTCATAAGCACCGCACCTGCTGATTGGAGTAAGGTATTAAGAGCACTATGCTCTGACCTAATGTGTAGCCTCCTACCATCAAGTCCTATTAGATAGCCCCTTCTCCTGTATGTCTCCTTTACTTTGGTTGTTAGTGTTTGAAGTCCAGTAACATTCTTTAGGAATCTTTGTCTTGAAGCTCTACCTGACCTTGATCCCTTACCTAATATTAATCCTAGCTTCATGTCTCCTGCACCATAGATAAAAGCATAGAACCATGTCTTAGCGGTGTCGCGGTTATCTATATTCAATGCTTTCATGTTAATAGAATGGATGTCTGTACCTTCGTTCTTATCACCCGACACTGCAGCCTTAACATACTTACCTTTATCATACCGACTCATATACCCTGCGAGTGCTCTGAGTTCAAGACCATCTGCATCTACTCCGACTAGCTTCTTACCTTTACCTACTGTGAATAGTGTCCTACACTCTTTACCATAGGGGCTATAAGAGGCCGGTACTTGGGCTATATTAGGGTAGAAGTGGGTACACCTGCCGGTAACAGCTCCGTTAGTGTTGACTCTACCATGAAGTCTTCCTTCTCTCTCTAGTTTAAGCCATGCGTTATCACCCTCAGCTAATTGAGACACTCTCTTACTGATTAAGAAATGTTTCTTTAACTCTTGGCAATTAGGGAATCTAAGTTTACTTAGTATGGATTCGTTTACTTCTGGTTTCCCACTTGGAGTGAAAGAGTTAGGAAGCCACCCATATAACTTCTGCAATCTAGACGATATGTGGTCTCTGGAATTTGGGTTGAATTCCACAGTTTTAATTTTAGTAAAAGGTGCTCCACTAGTGTAGCCTCTTTTCTTGTTATCCTTCTTTGGTATAAACTCTCCTTCACTGACATACCAACTGCCGAATGTAGTCCGTAATTTTTCAGCCAACTTTTCTTTATCTTTAAGAAGACTAACATATAGTTCTTGTCCTTTCTGCACATTAAAGTTAAAGCCATGTTGCTCCTGTCTGGACATGATCTGTGCAAACGTGAGTTCCATATCAATAGCGTCCTTACTATACTCTTGATCTAAGAAGTGGTAGTACAAGTCCATAGTAATACTTACGTCTTGTTGACAATAGACCGCCATTTCATCTGAGAACTCAGACCAATCTGTAGTTTCACCATAGTCACCTTTTAGATCGCCATGCCTAATACCCCAAGCTTTAAGACTATGACTCCCCCATAATTTAGGCTCTAACTTTTTCCTCTTAGAGTCTAACTCTTTTAGATTAGTATGAATTAATCTAGACATAACTAAGGTGTCAACTATCTCTGTACCCTTACTAGGAGTCCAACCCAATACCTTTTTAAGTACCGGCAAATCATAACCAATAATATTGTGTCCGACTAATCGCTCCGCTGCACTCATTACCTCTAAAGCATCCTCTAGACAATCATAAGAAGCAAACTCGTCTTCATAAAACCCGGACTGGTTCGCATACAACTGACCGGCCTTAGCTCCTACCACTGCTAGTCCTATGCAGTGTACTTGATCTACTGTGTCCAATAAACCATTCGTTTCAATGTCAAATACGAGTTCTAAACTCATCTTAAATCTCCGGTTGGAAAGCGTTCTTCTAAATCAGAAACCTTGGCTGTTAAGTTCACTATCGTCTTCTTCATTTGGGATTGCACACTCGCTAAGTCTACCTGACTCTGGACTGTAGGATAAACAGGTTGCAACGCCTGTCGAACTTCCCTTATACCGCGCTTTGAGGACTCTAACGATAGTCTCATTCTCTCCTTGTTGATCTCGTTCAAGTCCAATAACAAAATCGCTGAGCTGAGCAATAGCTCCACTCCCTCTAAGGTCTCCGATACTGATCTGTTTTCCATCCTCATGCCCCTTTCCTTGTGATGGTCTCTTTAAGTGAGAGACAATAAACATTCCTACATTTAGTTCTTCTGCTAGTGATCGTAGCTTTGTCATAAGATTGTCGATAAGTCTTCGTTCATCTCCTCCTTCGAGACCACTGACCATGATACTAATATGATCAAGAATGATCCAATCCACACCACAGCTGCGAACAAGATAACGAATACGATTGGTAAGTACATCTCCATCTAAGCTCCCCCAATGATCATAAAGAAAGAGCCTTCCAGTAGCAAAAACTCTTTCCCATATTTCCCTCAAATATTTTTCTTCTAAATTCTCTTGAAGGTGGAGCATAGAGTTAGCTTCAATCGACATGAAGTCCAGAGCTGCGTTCCTTACTGATTCCTCCAAAGCTATATAGCCTATGGACTCACCTTTACTGAGTAAGTAAGATGCTATCTCTTTAACAGTAGTCGATTTACCTGCACCTGTACCTGCACAGAAGGTTACAAGCTCACCTTTTCTAGCTCCTAAAGTTTTCTTATTAAGTCCAATCCAAGGATATTCGTGATCGCTAGGTTTGATTGGAGTATTCACTAGCTCCCATGTGTCTTCTCCGGCTACTATCCCATCAGGTCTAGAGACTGACGCGTTCCAAATAGCACTAACAATGCTTGATCCTTGATTAGCCACAAGGCACTCATTAGCATCTTTCTTTGGGAGTTTGGCAATCTTACATTTACCGGGAGGAAATAACTCGGAACACTGCTTTGAAGCTGTCATTCCCGGTGTGTCCATATCGAACATGAGAATTATTTCTTCAAAGTTTCCTACAAGCCACTCGTAGTCCTTCTGTATGGCTTTCTTAGCTGACTTAGCTCCGTTGGGAATGGAGACAGTAGGCCACTTACAATTTTGTTGTTCTGCTACACTGAGGCAATCTATTTCACCCTCAGTAATAACTATCTTTTTACCAGTACCCCAAAGGTGTTTACCCCATAGTCCAGACACTTCGCCTAGAGTACGGAAGTCATTCCCTTGAAGTCGTACCTTCTGTCCTACTACGTTACCATGATCATCTTTAAATTCTGCAATCTGACAAGGCTTGTCATTATACTTACCAATAGAATAACCATATAATTTACAAGTCTTCTCTGAAATTTTTCTCTTACTTAAATCTTTGTATTGTCCTTTCGGAAGTAAGTTAGTAAATTTCTTTTTATTACTGGTAGTGGATTTGGGAGATACAGGAGTCCTAAGAATATCACCGCTAGAAGGCTGATAGTAACCGCAATCCACTCCAAAACAATAACCATGTCCATCATCATACCTCGCTAAGTTATCCTTCGATCCGCATTTTGGACACGCCTCATTTGCCACCCAATTCGATGAACCATTCTGAGGGGATGTCCTTTTTTGCGTATTTAAACCCATACTTGTCGCACCATTGTCCATAAGTTGTCCTCGATCCTTTATAGAGTTTTTGGTTTGGGTTAGTAAATACAAACCTGATGTCTAGATCAGGATGTTGTTCTTTTATTAGAAGGTGTTTAGCTCTATCAGAGGCTAAAAACCTACCCTTTGTTTCTATAAATATACCATATCTATTTGTTTTGCTTAATACATCATCTTGATGAGGTAAATAAAAATCTGGTGTATAAGTTTTCTGATTAGGGATGTAGGGGATACGCTCAGGTTCATAGTACCATTCGACTTCAGCACTTTTTAACTGCTCACCTATTTTTGACTCTAACCCTGAACGATACCCCCTAGCGACACCATGTTTCCAGTGCGGAGTGACTTTAATTTTCTTGTCGACCATATAACTCACTCGCACTCAATAAGCCACTTAACATTGTTAAAGTAGTCTTCACCGTGAAAAAATCATCAACCGGGAAAGAACCTGTATGTAATACTTGGTACAAATCTGATACAAGTCTATGCACTACCTCAGGCTTACAGTCCACCAACTTCCTATACACCTCCTCTGATTCCATCTGTTTGATGTCCTCATAGCTAGGCATATTTAGAAGTCCTCCCCATCTGCATCATCATCCTTAACATTAGCACCTTGAGAGAACTCCTCGCCCCACTCAAGGTCATCATTCGTGCTACCTTGATACTCAACCAAATCTAAAACTCGTACCTTACGGAGTCTTAGAGTTACTCCACCCCCACCTTGATCAAACGGCACTGCTTGATAGGCAACCTTAATCTTTGAACCTGCACCTATCGTAGAGTCAATACGCTGACCTTCTTTGTCGAGCAAAATAGGAACTTGAGTAAAATCTCCCTTTCGGGATTTAACCACTGATTTCATCTTGAACTGACACACCATGTTATCAGTGTTGTTACCTTGATCATCCTTCTCAGGTTTCAAGGGGTTATGTTTACCACCATTCATAAGAGGCTTGATTACTGTAGCAAGCTTCTTTGATTCCTCTTTAGTCATTACCAATTTAACATGGTAAATACCGTCAGCATCAAAGCGTACATCAGGCTTGTTAAGCCAAGGCCATGAAGCTGTGCCTACTGGTGAAACGTGCATTGGAAATTTAGTTTCTGCCATCTTATAGCTCTCCTTTAATAAAGTTTTCTGCACCACCGAATTCTGGAATCTTTTGATTCTTACAATCTACTCTGATACGATCTACAATATTCATTAACTCTGCTATTGTCCTATCCTTTCTGAGTTTATTGTTATACATAGAATTGAATACACTACATAGAATGACACATTTTTCTGACTTACTAAAAGGCTGTAGTGTTTCAACCACCTTCATCATTCCTTGACCTACGTTTTCAATATTTACATTAGCTAAAAAAGAATTCTGCATCAATCACCCCTTCTATTCTCAATTTACCATACCCTTCCGGGGAAGTCAAATCTATTTTCCCATTTTTCTCTTGTTCATCCTTAAACCTTTGTAAAACATCCTCTTTATATATCTCAATAAATTTCTCTCGTAAAATAATTCCAAGTTCTTCTATGTCAGAAGCGTGAGTTCCAAAACTATCGTGTACTACCGAAAAAGACTGTATATCGTGTGTATCATTAGCCCCTATAACAGTCTTCATAAGGTGGCAAGCATCTAAACTATGCACAAAGTTTGGAGCTATTCCATTCACTTGCTTAAACTTGTTCATTTTTTCAGTGCCTACACCTGTAGCAAAGAGGGAAGCCATCCTTCCATTAATCACAGTCCTAACTTGAGAAATTGTAGACTTTAAATATTTCTGTTTTACTAAGAAGCCTGTAGGT